ATGGCGTACATCAAATCGAAAAATCGATCACCAGAAAAAATAACACGCTGATCTTCGTCAGTGTATCGAGCAACGCGAGGCTCTCGACGCAAGCGATGTTCGCAGGTGAGTTCTATTAGTGCCGTTCCCTTATCTATCTTGAACGACATTTGATTCATTCGACCTTCCCAGATTGTTTCTGGGGTTGCTATAAGAGCACCTGTCGATGGGCTAACAAATCCAAGATAAAGGGTAACGTCTCGATTCTGATATACCTCCGTCATAGTTGGAACGACGAAAGTAGAGTCAACGCCAGAGAGGGTGAGTTTGATTCCGCGAGCGACAATATCAACGTTCTCGTCGATAACATCTAATCCGGCAAACTGTCCTGCGCCTAGATAAGTGTTGCCGCCGAACGACAAACTGCCAGAACCATCGTGTACTCGAACCATTCCAGAAACAAAGTCGAGATCAGCCATAACGACCGCAATGATCGACGGCTTGTCAGCCTCGGTTGCGTTAGTGGCCGAGACTATTCGACTCATGTGATGTCCTCGACGAGCGAAAGTTCAATATCAGAAAGGATGCCGGGACGGGTAGCCCAAGACGTTGATTCCTCTGCAAGCAGGAATCGTCCCATCGGGTTGCGGAAAATAACCGGGGCGTTGTTGGCGGGAGAGGTTCGCAGCGTCGGCTCGAAGATCAGATAGCCGTTGCCGGATGAGTCCGAGTTAAGGTCTGCGGTAAGGCGCTTTAGTTCGCCATTAACCTCGAACCAATCACCTGCGCGAGCAAGGCCATTGGTGGAAGTAGGCAGACCGTCGATAACAAGGCTACCGCCTGTCTGCGAACTACCATTGACAAGCGCACAGCGAGCCGCAGAAACCCACGATAAGAATTGAAAGTCACCCGCCGCGCGAGTAGAGATGTAGTCGTAAAACGAAACATGACTTGATGTTCCCGAGGCAGTAAACGAGTCGCTGTAATATCCGGCTGACGAGCGAGTTGCACCATTGACAAGATCGGTAGCACCCTGTGATGTGCCGACCTCTATCGAGGCGCGGACATTGCCCTTTCCCTCGCCCAATAACATTCGTACCGCATAAGGAGCCGACGCAACGGTCGTAATGGCAGACTGATAAGCATAGCGATCAGCAGTAACGCCGCTGCGAGTGAGACGAAGCCCAAGATGAGAATCAGCCGAAAGGACGAGTTCAGCATTGGACGATGACCACCCGGTAGTGTTGACGACTGCGGCGTTATTAGAGAGCAATTCAGGGCATGAGAACGAACCCGCTAGGGTATAGGCGGGGTCGGTCAGGCGCAGCCTATTAGCCCTCCCTCGCAGCGCAGCGATGAGAGACATAAGCCGCCGCCGATCCTGATCGGAGACAGCGCGGAACCGTAGCCGCGCACCCCATCGAGTGCCCGGTCTGGATACCGTGCGAATCGCGCCAGAGAGCGGCGAAGCAAAGACAGCCGAGTTATCGAATAGCGTCCACTCGATCTCGGAGGCTACAAGGTCGGGAGGCAAAACGTAGTCTGTCATCGTCCTATCCCATAGCGTCGGTCGAGTTCATCGAAGATGCGTCGGTTGTTCTCCTGCAAGATTCCCGGCAGGGAGCGTTGCAGATCAGCCGTCGCGCCGCGAGCGTCGATATTGTAAACAGGGGCAACGGTTACGCCGCCGCCCATGCCTAACTTGTTGTTTGGAACGATGCCGCCGGACGTACCCGGAACAAAGAGTTCCGGGCCACGCTCGCCAACAATGTACGGAGTGTTAGCAGATACAGGGCCACCCATCGCCTTGCCCGTCAACGACTTTGCGAAGTTTGAAAAGAACCCGGAGCCGCTAGCGAAAGGCAGAAATATGGCTTTTAAGATTTCCTGTGCGGCGATCTCGGCAACCATGCGTCGAATGACGTTCAAGAATCCAGATAGCATACCGCGCAAGCCATTCTCAAAAGGGTCGAACAAGAAATCCGCAAACGCAGACTGAATGTTTGCAGCGGCTTGCTTTGCAAACTCCTGCATTTGATCGGTTGCTTTTTTAAAGCCGGGGATAATTTCTCGTTTCCCTGTAACCTCTATCTCTGGAAGGATTTGATCTAATTCGCTTCTAATTCTTTCAGAGGCTACTTCTGGAGAAATAACGCCATTTCTCAACAAAAAATCTATATCTTTTTTAAACGAATCAAACGAAGCGACGGTTTTTTCCATCTCTGTGCGCGTTGCTTCATTAGCGCGTTTGATTTCAGAGGCAAATTTTTCTGCCGCAGCAGCCGCTTCTTTTGCTCGCTGCTTTTCTATTTCCATCATTTTCTGACGGAATTTCCAATCGTTCTCCATTTGGTTTATCGGATCAACTTGCATCCGACGACCGCGACGACCGCCTTCTCCCTTGCCAAGTTGTGAGCGGTCTACAGGTTGAGCAAAAAGTCCCAAATCTCTGCCAACCTGCGTAACGGCTCTAGTTGCATCGGCGGCAAATTCAACAACTCTAGTGAACCCGTTAATCAGGGTGGTTGTAAAAGCATTTGCAGCGGAGACTAGCGCTGGGTCTTTTAGAGCCTGATTAAAGCGATCAAGGGATCGTCGCCCTTCTTCTGTCTTTTTTGCCGCCTCGGTTATCTTTCCAAAAGCAGAAACCAAGATCGTGCCGCTTAACAAACCGAAAGCAAGATTGACCGCCTTTGCTGTAACCTTTGCAGTTCTTTCTAGGCTTTTCATTCCCTTCACAGCAGAGTTGATAGCCGCTTGGGTCTTATCAACTGCTGTGATGGTTACTTGTGCTTGCGCCATGCTCGCTCCTGATCCTCTGCCTCTAATTTACAAGCGGCTAGGAGGTGGTAGAAGTCGCTCTCTGTCATCTCGAAAATCTGATCAGGTAGGACGGACAACCGGAGCGCGAGAGCATATATCGCTCGCAGATGTCCGTCCTCGATCAGTTTCCCTCGGCTTGCTCCAATGTCGGAACTGGAGAATTCATGGCCGCTACGATCTCGGTAATGACCTCGGGATCGTAGTCGTTCATTAATTCCATGCGTTCGGCTTTGTTAAACAACCGCTTGCCGTCTTTATCTCTCGCTCTCACGATGAGAGTAACGGCCATCGCTTCAAGGTCAAGGACGGTTTCCTCGCCTTTCTGCTTTGCCAGCATGAAGATTTCACGACGCTCTGCGAGCGTCATGTCCGGCCAGAAATACACGGTGGTATTCCAAGCCGGGACAGGTATCGCAACGAGCGTATCCGGCTTGCGCCGTTCAGCGAATTGCGATTTTGCCTGTTCTTTCCAGTTCATAAGTCCTCGCTATATCAAGAAGTGGCGGCAGTCAGCGTACCGTTGCCGATGAAGTTAAAGGTGACTTCCGTGATCGCTCCGCGCTGTACGTTGCGCGTGATCTCGGTGATCAAAGCGTTTCCGCTGTAGCGGGTATCGCCAGAGTCTACGCCCTCGGGAGCGAGAACCAGAGCAACGTTCGCGCCCGGAGCCAACGCAACCTGTCCGGTCGTGTCGGTCTCGTCCCAAAAGCAGGTGACGCTACCGTTCCACGACTTAATCGCCGTGACGTTGTACGTCTTGGTGGTATCTGCAAGGGTGGTGTCCTCGGCGTATTCTGCCGTTTCGGTGAACGAGAAACTCGTCACTTCCGCGACGGTATTCGCGCCAACCCGGACGACGCCCTCTGAACCGTGATGATTTGCCATTGTTTAGCCTCCTTAAGAAATGATCGTTCCTGCGTCAGTCTCGGCAGTCCGATATGACACTCGGAACTGCAAACGTGCCGACCCGATTGGAGCATCTCCAGTCGAGTCAAGCGTTATCTGCGTGTCTGTTAACACGCAATCCTTCACCACGCCACCGAGGGTGTTATCCGCTCCGATAGCGTTCTCGACCGATTCGCACAGCCTGTCGAGTCGGTCATCTAAATAGTCAGCGTCTCGCGCTACACATTCCACGACTAGATTTAATTCGCGTTCAAACTTGCGAGGATAGGTCAGGGTCGTTTGCGGAATCGTCTCGGTATTGGTATAGACCAACGCCATCGAGACAGTTCCGGCAGGGATCGGATAGACGCGAGACTTTGAAACAGAGTCGGCAACGGCTGCATTGGTTAGTACCGTGACAACCGCATCGCGTACTTGCTTACGAGCGTGAGCCATTAGTTATTAACCTCGAGCAGAATAAAGCCGCCAGTTTCGAGCAGCATATTAGAGCCGTCCTGCAATAGCAGGTTGTTGACCGTAGCGATCTCTAGGTTCGTTGCGATCTCTAATTGCAGAACCGTCATGCCTGTTCCGTCAGATCGGAAGTTCCGCACCGTGTAAGTCTCGTCATCAAAAAACAGAACGTCTCCGATGACAGGCTTGCAGGGCAGAGAGGCGGTCGGCAACGTAAAGATCGGAGCCGCACTTGCGAACTCGACCTCGGCAATGTTTACGCCTTGATACGGTTCGTCGAATATGCCCGTTACTTGAAACTGCTTTCCCTTGTTCTTGTATCTGACCGTTCTTCCGAACTGCGTCGATCCAAGAGCAAGAATGTTCTTTAGGGCGTTATCCATTAGGGTGAGTCCAGATCAGTTGTCGCCTCAAGCATCAAGACGGTAACGCCCGTACCGTCTGCCTTAAAATTGGTGATGACGTAGATCACGCAATCGACGATAGCCTTGTCGCCTACCTGCGGCTGTATCGGTAACGCAGAGGTGGGGAGGGTAATCATCGGCTGACTGCTTGCGAACTCTGCCTCGGCAACCTCTACGCCCTGATAAGCGTCGTCGAAAATGCCTTTGAGGTTAAATCTAGTCTTGCCGCGAACGTAGACAAACACCTGCGCGGCATCGCTAAACAGGGTTGCCAAGTCCCAACCAGAGCCGACCGTTGTTTGCGAGACCATCGAGAGGCGGTCAAATGCCGTTTCAAACGCCATAAGTCACCCCCCACATTTCGCTAGTTGAGGTCGCGCCGAGACGCTTAACCTTGCCGCTGAATGTTCTGCAAAAAAGTTCGTGCCATGCCGAATACGGTCTAGCAGACGGGTGTAGGTTTACCCCGTCCCAATAGGTCGGGTAGTCAGCAGCCGCGATAATCAGCGTCCCTTTACAGACGCGCTCTAGTTCCAAGAGTCCCGGCACGATGTCCGGCTCCAGAACGTGCTCGATAACGTCGATGCAGGTAACCACATCGAAAGACTTGTTTTCAAAAGGTAAATCTGTGATGACGGCTTGCTCTACGCCAAAGCCGCAGAGTTCCGGCACAGCCTCCGTGCCTGTGACGGGCTTGAAGCCCATATTGGCGGCGGCTTGCATCAACTCACCCCTGCCGCACGACACATCGAGAAATGACCCAGAAAGCCCTCTCAATGCGTTTAATACGGGGTCGCGCCTATCATCGCTCATCCCGTAATGGGAATAACGAGAATAGACGGAGCGGTACTTCTCAATCTCCTTTGCGCGGTCGTCCACGTTTCGGCGTCTCTGGTTGACTGAAGAAAGCAGGGCGATGGTACTCGGTAGCCATGCCGCGACCGATAAGCCATCGGCCAAAGGTCGGATCGACCTCGACCACCCGACCCGCTTCGAGGGTCTGCCCGTTGTAAAGACGGGAGCGAATCATCTCGACTTTCATAGTCCTTTGAATACCTGTGTTAGACAACCAGATGCAACTTTAACGCGCTCGGGTTCTTTCATGTAATCCCGAACTTTGACCCACGCTTGGATGTTTGAGATTCCATCCTCAACGCGAAGGTCGCCTAATTTGCTGTGCCAATAGCGGCGATTGCTCATGTAGTTATCGCAGCCGCACAGATAGATTTCTTCGAAGCCTAGATACTCGGCGATCCATACTGCTGTGCCGCCAGAGAATCCAAAGTCAGGGCAGATGCCTGACCAAATATCGCACTCGTTCTTGTGATGCGAAATGACCGGAGCGTGACCCTTCAGGATCGGCCACAGTTCTTTGTCTTGATAAACGATGTAGTCAAGAGAGAGCAGGAGAGCGTGTTGATTGACTCCAATGAACACGCCCTCCCGCAACAGCATAGGCCGCACAGCCTTGATGTCATCCACCAAGGAAGGTGCGCCACCGAGGACAGCACAGCGCTGCCCCCGGTGACGGCCACTCAATGCGGCTAGATCAATCACATTAGGCCGTGATGATCTCGTTACACTCGGCGAACGACTCGGGGTGACGAACCGCAAAGTCGCAGTCGTGGAAGGCCACGATGCGAACCGTGCCAGCGTTCGAGCCCGTGTACGGATCAGCCATCAGGTCGATGCCCGACCATTGACCGATCAGCAACTCGCTCCACACGCCGAAGATCATCGCCGACAGGTTGCTGCCCGTACCCTTCGAGAGGTTAGCCGGAACCTGCTGCGACACGACCAACGGGTAGCCGTAGAGCATATTGACATCGGGGCCGAGGATGAAGTTGCCTTCCACGCCCGAAGTCTGCTTCGAGGTGTTGGACAACTTCGCCTTGACCTGACCGTTCGTGAGGAACGCAGCAGCGCCGTTCAGGGCGTTGTCGATGTCCACTTCGCGAACGAGGTTCGTCACCATCGCCCAAGTCGGCGCACCGCCGTTCGTGCCGAGCGTCACCGAGCCAATGCCCGAGGTGTTCAGCACGCCAGTCGGCTTGTTGGAGCCCGAGCCAGCGATAGCAGCACCGTCCATAGCAACGGCAATCGAGGCAGCCAAGTCATTGCGGACGAGGTTCTCGATGTCGAGCGAGGACTGGAGCATCAAGCGACGGCTGATATCGACATACGCGCCAAGGGTCTTCGGGGTCATCGTGACCTGATCGAAGGCCGGAGCGTTGGTCGATTCCGTCGGAGCCACGTTCTCGGCAACCCAGTAGGCCGACGAAGCAGCGGTCTTACGCGGGATCGCCACGTTGCCCTGCAAGCCAGTGAGGAACTGCGCGCCGAGCGTGTTCAACACCATCTTGTTACGCAGAACGTCGATGAACGACGAAGCCAACAGATCGGTCGCAACGAGGTTGCCACCCTTGGCAGTACCCGAGGCGGTCGAGGTCGTGATGTCGCGCTTGTAGAGCACATCGACCGGAACCATCAAGCCACGCGAGGTGCGACCCTCTTTCTTCGCGGCGGCTTCGGAAGCGGCGAACTCGAAAGCAGCCTCATCCTGTGCGCGACGATCCTGCGGGTTCGCAAGAGCACGCATCGCCTTCACGAACGAGAACGAGCGGATTTCCTTGTCCGTCAGGCCGATCTCGTGATCGACGTTCAGCGGCTTGGAAGAAACCTTATCGAGCAACGCGCCACGGAACTGCTCAATGCTCGCACCGTCACGGATAGCCGACTCGCCGAACTCGCGCTGATTGTGACGCGAGGCCAATTCAAGAATCGCAGAGACGCGCTCGCGCTCCGCCTTCACACTTACATCGTCTGACATTTTTGGTGTCTCCTTAACAATAATGATGGGATCGGCAACGGGAGCCGGAGCGGGGGTCATTGCCCTACCTACGCCGACGCTCGTATCTGCCGGGATTGATACAATGCTAATTTCGAGGGGCATCCAACGAGTAGCACGGAAAACCTCCCGGTCTCCCTTCTTACCGCCTGAAACCATCTCGTTAATGATGTAACCGACAGATACGTTTGAGCGTATGCCATCCTTTACATCTTGCCAAATCTCCTCGGCTCGCGCACTTTTCCCAAAGCGAACGACGGCGCGTGCTACGCGATCCGATCCGAGGCTGATTTGTTCCACTACTCCGACCTGATCGGCCATTTCGTGATCTACCAACAACGGCGCACGACCGCTGCCGATAAATTCCATGTCGATTGATCCGGGCGAGTGATCGAGAACCTCGATACCCCATCCACGGTCAACTTCCATTTCGCTAGAGAAGGCCAACGTCGCACGACGCTGATCTTCCATAATCGTCTGACGCTCGAAGATAGCCGAACGGAATACGCGCTCGGTCGGCCCTTTGCGAGCAAGGCTGTAGCCTTCTTCCCACGGCTCTTTGCCGCTCGGGTCTAGAGGGCGTTCGCCTTCTGCAAAAACTTCCTCGCCTTCGTCGTCGTTTTCTTCCGCGAGTTCTTCGAATTCCTCGATGACCTCATCGGCTTCTTCCGATTCGTCCATGTCGAACTCGGACTTGGCAAAAGTCACCGTGACGGTGGCCTCGTCCTCAACGACGGCAACGATATGTCGTTCTTCTACCTTGTCCATAGTTCGTCCCTCACTTTCGCGATCCAATTCTTCGCTCTTTCGATTAGCCCAACTTTGGCCGGGATCACCACCCCAGAGCGCCCACGCGATGCGTCCCGCACTCGGATAGCCTTCTTCGCCGGGCGAGAAACCTTGGGCTTGTTTGTCAACTTCGTGTCTTGCAAAGTAACTAACCATCCTTCGGACTGTTTCGGGCGAAAGATTCACCCGATTCTTGATGTCGCGAGCCCGAGCAACGCCAACGGCTGTGCCGCCGCGCCCGAACTCCTCACGCCAAGCGAGTCCGCGCTCGGCTTCCTCTGCCATCGCTTCCGTCGGCTGTAGATCGACTGCCATTATTCAAGCCTCAAGAAGGATTCTGCGCTCGTTGTCAAGGTCAATGCAACTACCCGAACCGTGCCATCGCTGCCTTTGACCTTGATCGTTAACGTGCTGTTGTCGGTCAACTCAAAAACCATATCGCCATTGTTAGTCGGCGTGGCTGTCGTGGCGGGTTGGTAACTGACCGCGCCGATACTGCCGCCAGTAATCGCAACCGAGTTGGCGTTCTGGGTGGACATCGTGCCCAAGCCAGAAACAGCCGTGTTAGCGATTGCGATATTCGTATTCGAGGCGGCAGTTAGACGACCCTGTGCGTCTACCGTAAAGGTTGCCACAGCGCTTGCCGAGCCATACGAACCCGCCGAGACAGCCGTATTAGCAAGGTCAATCGTTCCAGTCGAAGTGATCGTCCCGCCCGTCAGACCCGTTCCGGCTGTGATGCTAGTAACCGTGCCGACGCCACCTGCGGCGATCCACTCAACGTCCGTGCCGCCAACATTGACGGCCAGAACCTTTCCTGCGTTGCTTGTGTACGACGGGAGCAGGTTGGTTCTAGCGCCTGACGCGCTGCTCGCTCCCGTACCGCCATCGGCAACGGCGAGATCGGTGATGCCTGTGATGCTGCCGCCCGAGATCGAGACGTTGTTCGCGTTCTGGGTAGACATTGTGCCAAGACCGCTCACGGCAGTATTGGCAATAGCGATATTGGTATTGCTCGCAGCGGTTAAACGTCCCTGCGCGTCTACCGTGAAAGTCGGAACCTGCGAGGCAGAACCATAAGAGGCTGCCGTTACAGCCGTATTAGCAAGCGAGATCGTGCGATTTGCTGACAGATCGCCGCCGCCCGTTAAGCCTGTACCTGCCGAGATAGTGAGGCCAGTACCAACCGCGCCGAGATTGGTACGCGCTCCTGCTGCATCGCTCGCGCCTGTGCCGCCGTCAGCCACAGCAAGGTCGGTGATACCAGAGACAGAGCCTCCGGTAATGCTCACCGAATTTGCGTTCTGGGTAGACATCGTACCGAGTCCCGAGACTGCGGTATTGGCGATGCTAATTGCCGTATTGCTTGCCGCCGTCAGGCGACCTTGTGCATCTACGGTATACGTCGGAACCTGTGAAGCAGAGCCATACGACCCTGCGCTGACGGCGGTATTCGCAAGGCTAATCGTTCCCGTCGAGGTAATCGGGCCACCCGTCAGGCCAGTTCCCGTCGCAACGCTAGTGACTGTTCCGTTCTCGGGAGCAGAGATAGTGATTGAACCTGCGCCATTAGAAATCGAGATTCCGGTTCCGGCGGTAAGGTTGGCGTTTTTCCAAAGTCCAGTCGATGCGTCATAGATAATCAACTGACCGTTTGCAGGTGAATTGATTTGCACATCGTGGATTTCGTCTAGTTCGTATCCGTTTTGTATTCGGACATAAATCTGACCATTACCGTTGTTGGCTCGCTCAACGACACCAACATAAACCATGTGATTCGGTGCTTTGGGTTTTGTTGCCGTTAGCGTTCCGGCAGTTGCGCCAACATAGAGGGTATCGCCTTCGTTATACGAACCTGTGTTAATGCCGCTCAAAACGCCCTGACAAATAACCAGACCATTTGCACCTTGCGCGATGTTTTCTGCTGCAAGGCCAAGGGTTTTGGCAGAGGTATCATCAGAGGTGTTAAACGCTAATTTAACGGACGCTTTGTTGCCTGTTGCTTGATAAAGGTAAACGACCTGTCCTTTATTAATCTGAAAAGATTCGGCGTTATGCACATAAGCGTACATCTGCTGACCGATGTCGGCTTGCACGTTGCCGATCATGCCGATCTGCGCGGTTCCGGTATCAGGATTCCACGCTAGGCGACGAACTGCATCGGTAGCACCCGCAGCGGCTAAATCAATGTACGTCGGGGTCGAGATGCCGCCAGTTAAACCGGAGAGCGAGGTAATGTCGTTATTTGCACCTTTCTTTGCGCCGTCAGGCCATCCGGTACGAACAACAACTTCGGTGTTAGTTTCTTCAACGACAACCGATTGCAGCGTCTCGTCGATCACTACGCGCTCGCTCATCGCGTGACCTCCGCATCAACCGTGAAGCAGCCTTGAATCAGGCGCGTTACCGTACCTGTACTCGAGACGATCTCTAGGTCATAGACGTACTCACCTGCGACGACCGCAGCCGTGTCGGTAGCCGAGACGAGCAGCGTGATCGTTCCCGCAGTACCGCCAAGGGTGATGCGGCTATTCTCGGTCGTGAGCGAGAGAGCAGCCGTTGAAGAATCAGCCTCGTCTCGCACCTGCATCCGAGCCGTGTAGCCAGTCAGGTTTACCGGATTTGCGCTATCGTCGAGCCACTTTAATTCTCGGCTAAAGGTCGCGCCCTGATCGCAAACGATGTCGTATTTAGCCGCCATTCTCGACCTCCGGTGCGATTGGGGAAGTGCCACCCGGCAGGGTTACGCCAAACTGCGCGATGATTTCTTCTTCGGCTTGTCGCTCGCGCATCACATCTTCGATGTCGAGTCCTCGTTCAGCGAGGGCTTGCGTGCGAGTCATCAAGCCGTTGTTGATCGCAACAATCTGCGCTTCGGCTTCGTTACGAGGATCGACCCATTGCCATCCTCGGGGAACCCATTGGGTAGCGGAAAACTTAAAGTATTTGTTTGCCGGAAGATTGACCACCCCGGCGTCAAGCGTTTGACGCAGCCATCGCAGATAGACGGGCTGACAGAAATGCTCGACAACCCATCCCTGAACCAAACGCCAATGGTCGCGTTCTTCAAGCAAGCCCTGACGGATGGACGAATACGAGACAGCCTCTAAATCGTTCGCTAATGACGTATAAGACACGCCAAGGCCAGAGGCTATACCACGCAGCATCGCCTTCTCGAAGTCCCTAAAAGCCGTAGAGGGGTGCTGTGGATCGTATGCCTTGAAATCCACCCCGGCAGGGAGTTGGGCAAATTGTCCCGGCTGAACGTCCATGCTCAACGAGCCATCGACGTTGTTACCGTCGCCCTGATACTCGTCGCCAGATTCGGAGACGAAGAAACCCATCTTGGAGGCAGAAACGCGAGCGGCGACTAGTTCGGCTTCTTCGTACCCGCCGAGCATCTTTAGGCGGGTCATAGCCGTAGCCGTCCAAGGCGTTCCGCGAGTCTGCCCGATGCGATCCACTCGGAAGGCGTGAATCATACGGTCGGCAGGGATGCGAACCGTTTTCATATCCGACGCGCCGACCTGATAATCGTTCGGGTCTTTTACTCGCACATGGTAGGCAATAGCGCGACCCGTCGAATCAACCTCGATGCCCATGCGGATTTGGTTGCCGTTGGCGAGCATCTCGTTCTTGTCTTGGTCGATAAAGTCAGGGTCGATGAACTGGAGCCGGAACCGAAACGGGTTTGCGTTGTCCTCGACAAAGAGGACAAAAGCCTCGCCGTCACGCGCCACGCTTTCGATAAATACCCGTTGAGCGTCAACCCATGAGAGTTTGCCGTCTACCGTACAAACGCCAGGCTGACCCCATGCTGCAAATGCAGCCTCTAACTGTTGGTTAGCGACCTGATCTAGTGCTCCGTTCGTCTCACGCGCACGAACTTGCAGCGTGATTCCTTTCGGGCCAATTACGTTCGTCGAAACCAAGTTGAGATAACGACGGGTGTAATCGTTGTTTTGGCAAAGGTCACGCGAACGCGCTCGCATCGCTTTAAGCGCATAGCGAATATCGCTGTCAGCAGACTTTGTTTGCGTCAGCCAATCGGAGAAAAGCCGACCCGTATTCGCTGCCTCGAATGATCGCTTGCGAGAGGGTTTCGGCTGCTGTCGTTTGAAGATGTCAAATAGACTCATGCCGTAAACCTCACTCGAATGGTCGCATTAGTGCCGAGACCCTTCGCGATAGCCTCTGCTCTGCGCTCGCGTACGACTTCGCCCTTTAACCGCTCACGCTCCGCAAACAAGTCATTACGATTCCAACGGGAAAGCGAACGACCTGCGATGGAGTAAGAGGCAGCGGCGATATTGGTTGGGTCTTTAAGGTACGCCTCGATGTTATCAAGGGCGATCTGGGCGAACGATCTCGGGTCTGCCGATGATGTGGCTCGGTTCGGTTCTACCTCGAAAACGCCTTGATCGACCTCGACTCGAGCCGAGTCGGACGTTCTCGTAATGTAGGCCACCCAGTGATAGCGTCCGGCTTCATAGTCGGCTGTGGTGTTAGACGCCACAGAGACCGTGTAACCCGTCGATGTGCCCGTCGCAGAGATAGCGATCTTCTCTCCGGTGATTTCCCGTCGAGCGATATACGAAAGGCTGTAAGCGTCGGAGGGGTAGTCTGTAATGAGATCAGTGCGCGTCCATGCCCACAAATCACCCGCTTGCAACGAGGTTGGCTCGCGCTTCGGATAGTTAGCAGAATCGAAAAGGTTAGCCATAGACTACCCCTGTTATTTTACTGTACTGGTTCTTTCGGCAACTGCGCTTCGGCTTGCTCTTTGATTTTCAACATCAGAGGGTATGCACCCGATGATGTCGGAAGGTTTCCAAGCGTCTGCAAAATTGCGTTAACTTCTTCAACGGTCAAATCTAACTTAATTTCCATTACGCCACCCACGGCAACGCCGGAGAAACGATCGGAGGATTCTTGGCGTTCGCAATCTGCTGCGCTACCGCCGCCTCTGTCGCGTCCTTGTCCACGCCGTTTGCCCAAATCCATCCTAGGACGGTATCAAGCGTCAGGTCGGCGTAAGGAACGAACGACGCACCCTCCACTACAGGCAGCGAACAAGTGCTGTACACGTTGCCGGAATACTCGCCGTCTGCGCCGGAGCAAGACCAGTGGCAGACGATAACGTAATCTTGATGACCGTCCACATTAGGCAGGCAGTCCATTTTGCTAACAGACCAAACGTAATTAATAGCCATTTTAAACCTCAAACTGCGCGTGTTTAATCCTATTATTCTGCAACGGAATAACCTGTAAGTTGTTCCATGTATGCAGCCCTGTAACCTTTTTGCCCTTTAGCGGCACGATATGGTCAACGCTCCATTTAATCCCTGTAGCCCTGTCTCTCATCCTTGCCAATTCGTGAGCCTCGCGGCAAGCAAAGTCGTTTAATTCTTCATCCCACTTAACGATGCGACCCCACTTTCGCATCCGCCCCATCATAGTTACCCATGATGATTTACCCTTGGCAATGGTTTTGCGAGTAGTTCGTCTTATGGTGGCTATGCCACTTTCAGACTTCAGCCAAGCCTCAATCTTTTCCCTGTTACTAATTTTGTAGTTTCGCTCGTATTCCTTGCGAGCCTTAAAGTTATCTGTCATCCACTTTTTGTTTTGGACTGCCGAGCATGGCACACAAGAACTATTCACCGTGTAGCGTAGAGTCCCGCCGCATACCGAGCATGGTTTGCCGTCAAACTTGTTAAGCCCTTGCTCCTTGGCAAGCCGCTTACTTTCATTGACCGGCATTTATCAGGCTCCTTTAAGTGCGGCTACTTCCGCCTTCAGTTCGTTAATCATTGCTTGCTGCTCCTGCATGGCCTTCACAAGCACAGGGATAAGGTCTTGACGAACAGTTTTGTAAGGCTGCTCGCCCTCTGGGGCAGGGTCTTTCCATTCATTGATAAGGTCTGGGAATACCTGCTCAAACTCTTGGGCGATAAACCCACGGTCGTCTTTCTTGTCCTTGCCCTTGCCAGCCTTCCAATCAAACTTGCGCGGCTTCAGCGCCATCACAGCATCTAGGCCAACATCCAAATCACGGATGTTTTCTTTTAGGCGCTGGTCTGACAGGCTAATGATTGACGTATTTGTTGCGTATATATTCCCTGCGTAATCAACATAGAATCTAAACGCGCTTGCAGACGATGAGTAAGCCATGAACGGATAAATATCCGAACCGCCGTAGTTTCCGACTGCAAATACGCCACCTGCCGCTTGACCGCCATTTTGAGAAACAATTTTTACGCCATTGCCTGCGGAAGCAGATGTATTTGTCGTACCAACCAAAAATTCCCCACCCGTCGTGATTCTGGCGCGTTCGGAGCCGCCTGTAACCATCAACACCGGAATACTAGTAGACGATCCCAAGACCATTTGCGTATCGGAAGCGTAAACGTACCCGCGTTCCGTTGTAGCGCTTTGCAGAACGATGCCGGAGTTAGTGCCAGCGTTCGCGCCGTTGATGGTTAGATTGCGACCGAGCGTAGATGAGGCAGTAGATGTGCCTAGAGCAAGTTGACCCGACGCATCAAGCGTCATCGCCTGCGTGAACGAGATGGCGTTGCCTGCTGTGCCGGAGGCTGCTGTGTACCACGAATGTGCGCCAAACGCTTGCTGATACTTTGTAGCGGCGGCGGTGTTGACATACCGTTCCGCGCTTGCAGAATCTCTGTACCAGTTTTGCCCGACCCAGATATATGCGTTGCTGAACGAACTGACATTGCCGCCATTCAACTGCAACGCCCGCACCGAGTTTGCCGTTTCCCACGCACTCGGCGTGACGCCCAGACCGAGGTTGCCGGAGGCATCAAGCAGCATGGAATCGCGGTAAGTTGATCCATTGACCTGCCCAAATATCATCGGCGGATATGCACTATCACCTTTTAAGTAAAATCCGCCTTGATTTAGCGTGTAACTGGCAAACATTTCCATGCGCGTATTGTTCGCATTGGAACTGCTAACACTGATACCCGCCGCGTTGGTTCCGCTAGATTTAATGTTAACGCCTGTTTCAGAACCGGACGCCAGCCAAGTAAACGAACTAGTCCCGATGCCCAACCCCGTGGAGGTGAGGCGCATTTGTTCGGAGCCGCCAACACCCCAAGTCTGAATACCTGTGATACCAGCAATGCGGTAGTTTTCAATCGCAGTTGTGGCGTCGTAAAAAACAAGACTACGCGTCCCGCGATCAAGATAAATTCGTTGGGTTCCAAGGTCTGACGCAAAATTTAATTGCGTATCGGTTGACTTGCTTACGCTGCCAAGATTTGCGTTTCCTGTGGTTCCGAAATTCGTCCCATCAAACGTCAGCGCACTACCACTCGTCGCCACCTTGCTGCCGTTCAGATACAGCACGCCGTTGGCGGTGCCGCCGTTGAGCGTAACGGTCGAGGAAGTGGTCAGCGTAGTAAACGAACCCGTCGATGCGCTCGATGCGCCGATCGAGGCTCCGTCGATGGTGCCGCCGTTAATATCTACAGTCGTTACGGAGCCGCCGTTAGAGACAGTCGCGCCGCTGAAAGAAACCGTGCCAGAGGCGGTCAGGTTCGTAAACGTACCGGCAGCAGCAGAGTTCGCGCCGATGGTCGTTCCGTCAATCGAACCCGAGTTGATATCAACGTTCGTGACACCCGCAGTCAGTCCCGCGCCAACGAGGGCGGCAGCAGTGACTTTCTTTGTCTCGGTTGCGCTCGTGTCAACAATCGGGAGAACGTCCGTTGAAACGGCTACGTCTCCTTGAGCAAGCGAGGTAAGTGCGCTAATTTTTTTGTCTGACATGGATTACCCCATTCTCTTGAGTCGACGAATACGTTCTGAATGCAATTCAATTAAATTACTTGCGTTAGAAGTTCTACGCGTGCCACGACCTACTGGCAAAACATCAAGTATTTCTAAAAATAATTTAATTTGATCTTTTTTTACAATTGTATATGGATAAATTTCGTTCAAAAAAGTTCTTGAGTTATGTCCGTATAAGCGCCAATGAAAAACATCCATATTTGCGCCTTTCAATTTGTTTTTTTTCTGAACGTGTATTTTTCCGCCCCACAGTTCAATAAACTTTTTTAAAGGTCTGACATCTGTATTAGATGCAGTTACCAAATAACGCCTGCAATATGCGCCCACACTTCCCTCTCCATCAAAAAATCCGGCGCAATAAATTACATCTGAAAGCCTATCGGCCATGCGTTATCTCCATCCGTTCATCCAACCGCCGCGAATCGGTGCGGGTCGGCGTTGCGGTTTCTGTGGTTGAACTACTTTGGTCTCTGAAACTTCTACAGGTTCAATCTTTCGGCTCGGCAATATCATCGGGCCATGCCGCCCTATAAAGGCAGCGTAGGCGTATACAAGACAGTCGAGGGCTTCCGTCCTACTGCCGGATGAGCGAGGCTTATACGACCTTACGCGCCGCCCCTGCACCATCCGGTAGATCAACGTCTCGGCGGTCAACTGGTCAAAGTAGACCTCATCGACCGAAACAGGAAAGTGTATATATCCTGCTCCCGGTTGGTGCACTCGCTTAAGGCGTCCGAAAAGAACGTCCTTCGCAGTATCTACACCGACTATAAAAACCTGCGCCGAGGTTTTACCCGCCCGTCCTGCTGACTTCGGCCAGATCAACCGACCGAAGCCACCCGCTCCCTTGATTGCCCAGATGCGCCGTGACTTTCGTTTGGCGCAGTAGGCATAGACCTGTTGTGTGAAGTGACCGCCGGAGTCCACCGCAGCCGCTTCGATTAGTAGCGGTCGCCCGTCCTCCGTCTCTCGCTTGCGAGACAAGAATCCGTCTAGATCGTTCCACAAGGAATCGCTGCCGGGATCGCCACGCAGAATCGCGTGCTCGACAACCCACGTTTCCTCGTCTCGTCCCCAAGCGACTACCGTTATTTCAAGGCGGTCGTCCTGTACGTCTACCCCTGCCGTTAGCATCAATGCACCCTGTGGGATGCTTTGCGCTGTGTAAGGCTCTCGGCGACTTGCGAGGCCAACCGTCTCGACCTGTTCTCCTCGCTCCTCGTATGTCTCACCGAGGGCGGTATTGATCCACGTTTGCAGCGTCTCGGGAAATCGCTTCGCTTGCACGAAAGCAATTGCCATCTCTGCCCAAGTAGACCACGGCGAATAAAGTTCCGAGATATGAAACGAGGCGATTCCGTTAAACGGTTTCGTCCCTCGCCACTCTCCTGCCTGTAGGATCTGCGGCTTGTCGGCTTCGGTTAGGATCGCCGCACAATGCACGCAGATATATTCGGCTAGTTCTGGCTGTCCTTCCGGCCACTTAACCTGCGCCCACGTTAAGCGTTGAAACTCTCCGCAATGTGGGCAAGGTACAAAGTAGAACCGTTGATCGCCCGACTCGAATCCTGCCTCGATACGGCTTGATCCTTTAATCGTCGGCGTTGATCCGGCCAATACCTTACGGCTCCAAAATGTCGCAGTACGTTTGCGACCGAGTGAGATTGGATCGCCCTCTGTACCTGCACTCGCCGGGTAACGATCCACCTCATCGAACAGCACGATTCGGATCGGTCTTGATGCAAGTCCCGAGGGACTATTTGCACCTGCCACCGTTAAGTGACCGCCCGTAAACTTTTTGTGCAGCAGCGTATTGCCGCTGTCTCTTGACTTCGGGTCTGCAATCCGTTCAGCGAGAGCGGGAGTATCTCGCACCATTGGCGAGAATCTGTCCTTACTCCACGACTCGGCCATCTCTAGCGTCGGCTGTACTAGCAGCATCGGCGCAGGGTCTTGGTGAACGTGATAACCGATCACGTTGTTAAGGATTTCCGTCCACCCGATCTGCGCGGCTTTCTGAATCCAGACTTCTTTCACCGATTCATCGGTGATAGCGTCCATGATCCCGCGCTGATATTCGGCTCGCGCTGTTCGCCAAACCCCAGGCTCTGCCGAGGATTCGCTAGAAAGTCTCCGATAACGATCTGCCCATTCCGAAATCGTCAGTTTCGGCGGCGGCTTCCAAGTCTTGCTCGCTATCTTCAAAACTTCCGAGATGTTGGTAGTCGTCTGTACCTTCGGAGAGTTCGTAGAGGGCGGCGTCGATTTCGTCGCGTAACTTTCCAGCGATTGCGTTTGCATTGGTTTGATTGACTAACTGCGGCGCGACTTTAGTCGGCAAGCCAAGCAGTTTGGCTCTACAACTAGCAATGTGATTCGACCATGTAGAAACGACCTCGGAGACATATACCAGTTCTCCGCGCTTTATCGAGTTCTCAATGGCTAACTTGTCGCCCTGCTCCCTAGCAAGGCGCGTCTTTTCTGCAAGTAGGTCAGGCGTATCAGGGTTCGTATTCGGCCCGAGTTTGTCTAACTTGCTCTGAAGGTATCGGATATACCACGCCATGCACGGTCCGAGTTCGTACTGACCTCGCCCGATGCTTGGCATCCCTTCGGCTTTTAATTGCTGAACCCGTCGCGGCGTGAGATTTAACGCTTTCGCAACGGCTTGAACATCGACGCTCATTGTTGGAGCGCGTGGGTCGGTACTGCCCCGCCGCTTTCAGAGGGGAACTCTGAATTAGCCTTCGTCACGCGCTTTCCTTTATACATCTTCGCTCCGACTGCCTCAATCTTATCGAACGGCAAAATCGGAACAGTGAGTCTTGCTTTCGCCTCTGAATTCAAAAAGTAGATATATCGCAACTGGAATCCTTCAATAGGCTTTGCACCTAATCGCTTCGCCTCTTTCAATGCTTCCGTTCCAAGAAGTCTTTTCCCGAATCTTTTAATCTGCCAGTCGAAAGCGGTCTTGATTCCTATATCTGCGATTGTTTCGCCGTCTGGAAACTTCCAGATCGTTTTGTTTTCTCTGATTCCGCAAAGATGAAATCCGCTCGCTCTATAAATTGTCCCATCTCCGCATTGCGTTGCATCAGAGAAAGACAAAATCCATTCAATATGCGGATAGTGTTTTTTTATCAATCGAAACGCAATCGCCATTGCTCGGCTTTCAGAATTGCGAGGCAAGGCTTCTGAAAAAGCCATGCGATTTAATTCTAGAAAGCCATTCCAAGAAGTTCCAGAAACCAACGCTTGCGTCTTGCGCTTATCCAAAGATGGTCCGAATTGCATCGCACCTTCAAGCCGATCATTCAGAAAGACGCCGAGATGCAACTGCGAATTTGGCGCAACTTTACCGCTGTAATGTATCCGCTCAACGAGAGCGTTAGCATCTCTGCCAGATATAGGAGCGATTCTGATTTCTTTAGCGGATGCCATGAGATGTCAAGAATGTCTCACAAATTCTGGCAATCGCATTGCCGTTTCGATTCTCATTTGGCGAGTCGTAATCGCCAAGTTTGTGTGCCGTCTCAATAGCAGCCTTTACCTGTTCGACTTGATCATCGTGCATGACGAAAGTCATTTGCTGAAACGGCTCTCGGTCTCCGCTTGCCAGATCAGGCATTTCGGAAAGAGGCTCAACATCCGGCATTAACTTTTTCAAATCTTCTTCAGACAATCCGGTAAGCGCTAAATTGAATCCGTTGTCTTGCAGATCGCCTAACTCGACTGCAAGTAGCGCGTCATCCCACTCGGCTTCTTCACCAACTCGATTGTCAGCGATTCGATATGCCTTGATCTGTGCGTCAGTCAATCCTTCAGCAACGTGCACCGGAACTTCGGTCATGCCGAGTTTCTTCGCAGCGAGCAATCGCGTATGACCGACGATGACGGTGTAGTTTTCGTCTACAACAATCGGCTGACGAAATCCAAATTCACGCAAACTTGCTGCAACTTTATCGACCGCTCCCGCATTTTTGCGCGGGTTCCTTGCGTACGGGATCACGCGCTCGATGTCGATTGTTTCAATTTTCAAGAGAAACGAAATCCGTTTGTAAATGCCTGTGGCTAGGAAT